CTGACATTAAAGAAGGAGAGGCATCTTGGAGACCCTACGTTTCTTTCCTTCAGTCTGTAATTCTTGCTGCTTATGGCAAGAGAACCGAAGATGGTCGGTTCATCAAGAAAATTAACGGCGTTCCGCTTTCTGAAGAGTTTGAAACTTCTGAAGCTTATGCCGCACTTCTGATTCCTCTTCTTTCCGAAGAGGGTATTGAAGAGCTGGAGCCCATGATGCTCGGAATCTTCCCTGAAATGGACGAAGGCGAATATGAAAAAGGAAAAGAACAGGTCAAGGCTGATCTTGGCCTTACTGAATAAATAGAAGAATCATTATGTCAATTAGTATTCCTATTCCTGAAAGGGAACTGTACAATTCCGAGAGCAATTCATTTATTGACATTCCAAAATGTACTCTTGTTCTCGAGCATTCTTTGATCAGCATTTCAAAATGGGAGTCTAAGTGGCATAAATCATACCTATCTACTCCGAAAAAGACAAAGGAAGAAGAGATCGATTACGTTCGTTGCATGACAATTAATTCGAATATTCGTCCGGAAGCTTATTATGCTTTGACCAAGCATGATTGGAAACGAATTGAGAGTTACCTAAACGATCCTATGACGGCAACGACAATTAAAAACAATCAGCCAAAATTTAATCGTGATATTATTACGAGTGAGTTGATTTATTATTGGATGTGCGAACTCGGAATTCCTTTTGAACCTTGTGAGAAGTGGCATATTAACCGACTTCTTATGCTGATTGAAGTATGCAGTATTAAACGTCAGAAGCCGAAGAATATGTCACCAGCGGCTGTTATGAGACAGAATCATGCGTTGAATGCTGCTCGGAGAGCAAAACACCATACACGAGGATGATTAATAGCTATGGTTAAATTTACTGTAAGTGGAAGTTATAAGAATACGAGAAAGTTTCTTAAGAAAGCTCAAAAAGTAGATTTGAGTTCAATATTAAATAAATACGGACAGCTTGGGGTTGAGGCTTTATCAAAAGCAACGCCAAAAGACACCGGAAAGACTGCTTCTTCATGGTTCTATGAGATCTCTTATGGTAAAGATGGACCAACTATTGAATGGAAAAACAGTAATCGTCAAAAAGGTGTTTTAATAGCCGTCATACTTCAGTATGGACATGGCACTGGAACTGGCGGATATGTGGAGGGCAGAGACTATATTAATCCTGCTCTCCAGCCAGTATTTGATGATTTAGCAAAAGCTGCTTGGAAGGAGGTCAATGAATCGTCATGAGTAAAACTATCGAAGAAAGAATTGTGTCGATGGGCCTTGATAACGCTAGTTTCGAAAAACATGCGGCACAGAGCTTACAAACTCTCGATAAACTTGAAGGCGTATTAGATTCTCTTGGTAAACAAGGCGGTACACTTTTAGTAGATGCTCTTGAATCCATTACCTCGAAATTCTCGATTCTTGGAACTATTGGCGATGAGGTATTAAGAAAACTCGCTGATGGTTTAGTGAGTGTTGCTGAGAAGGGAATGTCTCTTGCTAAATCGCTTTCTATTGATCAAATTTCTGCTGGTTGGTCAAAATACGCCGATAAGACTCAAGCTGTTCAGACGATTATGGCTGCTACATCTAAGGACTGGACTGATACTGGTGCTCAGATGGATTATGTTAGTGCTCAGCTTGATAAATTAAACTGGTTTACTGATGAAACTTCTTATAGCTTTCTCGATATGGTCAATAACATTGGTAAATTTACTTCCAACGGTATTGGTCTTGAAGAGTCTGTTACTGCTATGGAGGGTATTTCGACTTGGGCGGCTATTTCTGGCGCAAACGTTCAGGAAGCTGGTCGAGCAATGTATAACCTTTCTCAGGCATTGGCTACTGGCTCTGTAAAATTAATGGACTGGAAATCAATCGAGAACGCTAACATGGCGACTCGAGAGTTTAAAGAGACGGCGCTTGAAACGGCAGTGAGTCTTGGAACTCTGACTAAGTCTATTGATGCTGAAGGTAAAGCTGTTTATAAAACCGCTAAGAACCATGAGTTTTATGCTGAACAGTTTAATACATATTTGTCAGATGCTTGGTTTAGTAAGGAGGTTCTTACTACTACATTAAAACAGTATGGCGAATATTCGAACGTTCTACATAAAGTTAGCGAAGAAACTGGAATGACCGCAACAGCCATTCTTCAAGAAGTTGATGCTTATCAAAAGAGCGGAAAAGTTTCTAAAGAATTACTTCCTTATATTGAAGACCTTACAAAAGCAGAATATGATCTTGGTCGAAGAGCATTTAAAGCAGCTCAGGAAGCAAAAACTTTTAAGGAAGCTCTTGATGCAACGAAGGATGCTGTAAGTACCGGCTGGATGAATACTTTTGAGCAGATCTTTGGTAACTACGAAGAAGCTAAAGTTCTTTGGACTAGTTTGGCTAATGGCCTTTGGGAAGTATTTGCAAGCAATGGTGAAAGCCGTAATATGGCACTTAAGCTTTGGAGAGAGTTAGGTCAACGAGCACGTTTGTTTAACGATGAGTTAGACGAAAGCGGTAATAAAATTGGTGCTATTTATAGAATCGGTGGAAAATTTATTGAACTCTTTGATGAGCTTCATGGCGGTCTTCTTAAAATATTTGGACCAGAAGTAGATCCCGGTGAACATGAAGAAGATGTTTGGCAACTTTATACAATACTTACTAAAGTAACTGACAAAATTGAAAATTTTGCAAATGCATTTGAATTCTTTGTCGATAAATTAATAGCGCGTGATGTAATTGGGCGTTTTATACGGTCCTTTCATGATATTGCTATGGGTATTAAAATGCCCTTAGAAATAATTAAAGAAACATTTCATAATGTCTTCGATCCTATTGCAAAATTTAATACAGATTTTCCTTGGGCAAACGCTTTAGTCGTTCTTCTTAATAAAATTTCTGTTCATTTTAGAGTTGCTACTATGAAATTTAGAGATTTTATGGAATCGGCTCAGACTATGGAGGAATTTTCTAAAATTGGCTATGGAATCATGGCCATTTTCAAAATAGGATTAGAATTCGTAAAAGAATTTTCAAAGTATTTTGGTGAAATTGGAGGATTTCTTACTGGGATTGTCGAGGACGTTATTTATGAACTGAGTCGAACTGGAGAATTTTTAACACGTTTTAAAAATACGTTGATTCATACCGGAGCGCTAGAAAAAGTTGCGGAAACTTTAGCGCATGTGCTAGAAGTAATTTTAACAATTGTAGAGATAGGTCTTACTTCTATAATTGGTTTTGTTAGAGTAACGATAGAGAATCTTCGTGTTTTTGAAGGCTTTTTTAATACAATAATTGATGCCATTAATAATGCTGCCAAAGCGGTTAATGAATTCTTTGCTGATGAAGGCGAGACCTTTGGATGGGAAAAAGTTGTTAATACTATTTATGGCGCATTTAGAGACTTTTTTGCTTATTTATCTAGTGGAACTGGACAAAAATTATTAAGTAATTTAGCGAACGCTATCGTTTCGGTGTTTGAAATAGCTGGAATGGTTATTAGCTCTGTTCATAATATGCTTAAGGATTTGTCCCCCTACGTTAAGACTTTTGTATTAAGTCTTCTTGATGATATTTCGAGCCTTCTTGGTAAAATTACCGATTTCAAGAACGGATTAAAAGAAAGTGGCGTATTAGAGAAAGTATTTTCAGTTTTGGGCAACGTATTGAAAGCTTTTATTGCTGTTGCAACTGTTGCTCATGACATTATTAAAGCTATATTTAGAATAATAGGCGAAAACATTCATGTTGCCGATGGTCTTGGCAGTAAGATTCTCGATCTTGTAAATAAATTTGCTGATTGGGTTATACAGTTAAAAGACAGTAAAGATTGGGGACAGAAGTTTTATGATACTTTCAGTTCTGTCCATGGAATTCTTGAAAAGGTATTTACTTTCTTTGAGAAAATGACCGGTTTTATTACCGATCATAATCCACTCGAGCTTCTTGCTACTGGTGCTCAGAAAGCTTGGGATGTTATTCAGAAAGTTTTCGGTTTTCTTAAGGATGCTTGGAATAATTTATTCTCTGATGATAATGCGGCAGGAACGAGTCCGATTAAACAAATCGGTTTGTTAGGTGCTGCTGCGCTCGTTATTAAAAAATTATTTGGAAGCGATAAAGGCATTTTTGAAAGATTGCTTGGCGGCGATTTAATTAAAAGCTTTAAGAAAACGTTAGAAAGCGTTGGCGAAGCTCTTGATACTTTGACTGGTCAAAAAGATGATATTGTCAAGAAACTCCGTAATATTGCGATTTCTCTTGGTATTTTAGCATTAGCTATAGCAATTGTGGCAAACATTGATGCTGGTAAATTAGCTATTGGACTTGGCGCTTTGACAGCTGGCCTTGCCGAAATGGTCGGTGTAATCAAAATAATGGATTCACTTGATCTAAAAGGTAAACAGACTACAGCGTTGTTGAAAATTGCGGCAGCAATGTTGGCGTTCGGCTTTGCCCTTGGCGAAGTTGCTGTTGCTATGGTTATATTTTCGGCGGCTGTTTGGGTCATTTCTAAGATTGATCCAGATAAATTAGCGCATTCGATTGAGGCGTTGGTTATTGGTTTAGCTGCCATGACAGCCGCTTTGTTCTTGTTAGCAAAATTCTGTAAAGGTAGAGATCTATTAGGTGCTGGCACAGCAATACTAGAAGTTGCAGCAGCATTAGATTTATTAGTTATAGGTATTACGGTATTAACATTGTTAAATCCTGTTAAGGTTTCTCGAGCATTGCAGAATCTTGTGGCTGCTTTAGCGGCTATGACATTAGCGCTATTAGTATTGGCAAAAGCTTGTAACGCTGGAGAATTACTTGCTGCTGGCGCTGCGATATTACTGGTTGCTGCAGCTATGGATTTAATGGCGTTAGCTTTAGCTGGTTTAACACTTGTCGATAGTGATAAGTTAGTTGCAGGAATGATAGTACTTGGTACGATGCTTGCTGTCGTTGCTGTTGTATTAGTTGCTTTGTCTGAAGTAGCTCTTCCTGCTCTTGGCGCTGCATTCGCTTTAGTTATTGTTGGAGCTGCTCTTGATTTAATGGCAGTATCGATGGTAATAGCAGCTTATGCATTAGATAAAGTTGCAGAAGTTCTTCCGAAATTAGCGGCTGGTGCACGATCGTTCGAAGATGTGAAATGGGATGCTATAGCTAAAGCGGGTACTGTTCTTGCTGGTGTTATAGTTGCTTTGTTCGCTTTACAATTTGCTACGATTCGTGATGGTACGCCTGCTCTTAGAGAATTGGCTGAAGCAATGCCGATCTTAGCGAATGGATTTAAGACCTTTGAGATTTTAAATCCAGAAGCTATTGAACGAGGTGGGGAAGCTTTAGCTACAGCAATTAAAGCTCTGTTTAAACTTCAGTTTGCTACGATTCGTGATGGTACTCCGGCGCTTATTGAACTTGGTATGGCTATGCCTGCCGTTGCTATGGGCTTTAAGACGTTTGAAATTCTTAACGCCGAAGCAATTGCTAAAGGCGGAGAAGCTTTGGCGTTTGCTATTGGAGCATTGTTCGGTCTTCAGTTAGCAACGTTTAGAGATGGAACTAGTGCCTTGTATGATATTGGTATGGCTATGCCTGCTGTTGCTATGGGCTTCTCTAGTTTCGATAGCTTAGATGCCGATAGACTTATAAGTGTTGGAAATGCTTTAACGCAAACAATTAAATCTCTGTTTAATTTACAGTTTGCCTCGTTCCGTGATGGAACCGAGCAGCTGGTTAATCTTGGAAATTCGCTTCCTCCTTTGGCAAGCGGTTTCAAAGCTTTCGATGGCATTGATCCAAGTAGAATCGAAGACCTTTGCATATCTCTTGAGAAAGGTTTGAGGACTCTTGTTGGTAATGCACTTAAGAATCTGTTTAAAGGAGATGCTGACTTTGTTTCAGTTGCATCGGGTCTTACTCTTCTCGCGCAAGCGGTGAAAGCGATTCCTGAGAATTCTGCTGATATTCTTACTGGATTAGCTACTGGCATTACAACAGCTGGTAGTACGGCAGTCACTACGATTGAACAGGTCGCCACTAAAGTTCTTCAAGATCTGGATAAGATGGTCAAAGAAGCGGATAAGATTACTAAAGAACTCGTCCCGAATATGACGAAGGCTGTTAATCAGAACCGTGGTTCATTTGATCAGGCATTGAAGTCTATTGGTACTACTTTAACGTTTAATTTGACGGCTATGAAAGCAGCTCTTTCGACTGCTATTTCAGCTATGAATTTGGCGGTGTCTACTGGTCTTAGCACTATGTCGAACGCTGTAAGTAATTCTATTAGTGAATGCGAAAATGCTGTTTCAAATCGTCTTAGCAATTTCTATAGCTATGGTTATCAGATGGCTACCAATCTTGCTCAAGGTATTTACGATAGTGTGTGGCAAGTTCGAAATGCTGCTATAGCTCTTGCTGAAGCGGCTGAAATAGATGAGCGTACGACTGTTAGAACAACAACCACTACTGGTCAAAACATTAGTACTGGTCTTGCTACTGGTATTAATAATAATTCTAAAAAAGTTATCGGCGCGGTAAACAATTTAACCAATAAAACTGTTAGCACTGTCAATAAGAATCTTAAGGTTAAGTCTCCTTCGAGAGTTATGATGGAGATTGGTGGCTTCGTTGCTCAGGGACTTGCTATCGGAATTCAAAATGGAAGTGACGAGGTCGAGGAATCGATGATTACAGTCATCAATCCTTTACTCGCTGCTTTAAGTCAGTTAATGGATGAGGATTACGACTTTAGTCCGAAGATTACGCCGGTTGTTGACATGAGTAATGTCGACGCTATGGCCAGTGATATTTCTTCATATTTTAGCGATCCTACTTATACGGTTAATGCGGCACGAAGAGTGTCGGCGAACGAATCTGCTTCTGGTGTAGGCTTTGGTAATTACAATAGCGTTGGTGATACAATTAACGCTTCTATCAATGTCTATGCACAGGCGGGTCAGGATGTGAACGAACTTGCTCGCGTGATTGAACGTAGGCTCGTTCGTCTGAATAAACAGCAACAGGTAGGTGCCCTTTAATGGCGAATTACTTTACCTTTGCCGGAAAAAGTAGTCAGGATTTTAAAGTGTATATTAGTGGGCAGGGGACTTATGTAGCTCCTGCCCATGTTTATTCGTCCTACGATATTCCCGGCAGAAACGGGGCATTATTAGTGGATGAGAAACGCTTTGAAAATTGCGATATTACTTATCCGGCCTTTATTTATGAAGACATGAAAGAAAACCTTGCGGCGTTTAGAAACTATATTCTTTCGAAAATCGGTTATCAGCGTCTCGAGGATACTTATCATCCGGAAGAGTTTCGGTTGGCGGCTTATTATGATGGCCTCGAACCTGCGGTGAATCAAAGACATGACTTTACACAATTTGGTATAACATTTCATTGCAAGCCGCAGCGTTTTTTGAAAAGTGGGGAGCGGGTTTTGACTCTTACATCAAATGGTAGTATCGAAAATCCTACCGAGTTTGAGTCAAAACCTCTTCTCCGAGTTTACGGTACTGGAACGCTTGGTATAGGAAGTAAATCCATTACGATTTCTCAAGCTGATAGTTATACGGATATTGACTGTGAAATGATGGATTGCTTTAAAGGTACTACCAGTAAGAATGACAAAGTTACTTTTTCGGACTATAATTTCCCGACATTGTTACCGGGAACAAATGGTATCTCATTGGGTAGTGGTATTACTCAAGTAGACATTACACCGAGATGGTGGATTCTATAAAATTATATTTGGAGGTAGGTAAGAAATGATTCCGATTCTATTTTACGGAAACGCAACAAGTTTTACCTCCAATGGTATCGGAAGACTGACAGAAATTATATCCTGTGAAGTTACAGAAGAGCGAAACGGTATTTATGAAGTTGAGTTTGAGTATCCTGCTAATGGAAAGTATTATTCTCTTCTCGTTAGTATGGTCGAAGCTTACGCCGCAGGCATTCGCAATTCTCAGGGAATAATTGCTTGTATTCATGATGACAAGCACGATATTCAGCCTTTCGATATTTATAGCTTTTCTGCACCGATTGATGGCGTGGCTAAATTTTATGCGCATCATATTTCTTATCGTTTAGCTAGCATGATATTAAAGCCTATACATGCATCGTCGGTTGCTCAACTTATTGGCGCGATACCGTCATATTCGGCAGGCGCTGATTCTGCTAATTTTACTTATTGGACCGATAAGGTAGCAACAGGTAATTTTGATACGAAAGTTCCGAAACAGCTTCGTTCACTTTTGGGCGGAGAAGAAGGTTCTATTCTTGATATTTATGGTAAAGGCGAATACGAGTTTGACAAATTTAATGTTAAACTTTATGTGAACCGTGGCGTAAATTCTGGAGTGACCATTCGCTATGGCAAAAATTTAATTGATGCCACTCGCGAAATGGACAATAGTGATAAATTTAATGCTGTTGCGCCTTATTGGATTGGAAGCGTGTCGGATGAAAGTACTGGCGAGACTGAGGAAGAGGTTGTTTACCTTTCCGGAAACGGCTACGTTCAGGGAACTAACTCTACTGGTCTTCCGGTTATTATTGAATTAGATTTATCGTCCGAATTCGATGAAAAACCGACAACTTCTCAATTACAAACTAAAGCTCTCGAGTATTTAGACAATAATACTCCATGGCTTCCGAATAATAACATTACAGTTGATTTTGTTCAGCTTTGGCAAACGACTGAATATGAGAATGTAGCTGTATTGCAGAGAGTTTCCCTTTGCGATACAGTTTCTGTATATTATCCGGAAATTGGCATTATTGCTAGTAATCAAAAGGTCATTAAAGTTGTTTATGATGTGTTGCTTGAACGATATTCTGAAATGGAAATCGGCGATGCATCCACGTCTTTAGCAGATAGCATTACTTCGGATCTTCGTGAACAATACGAGAAAGATCTGGAAAAAGCGAAAAAGAATGCTGCAACTTATAGTGCATTGCAGGCTGCGATTAATCATGCCACTGAATTGATTACCGGTGGTCTTGGCGGCTATGTTGTATTTAATTACAACGCAAATGGTCAACCAATAGAAATTCTGATTATGGATACGCCTGATATTAGTACTGCGGTCAATGTTTGGCGATTTAATAGCGGTGGTTTGGGTCATAGTCATAATGGCTATAATGGTCCATTTAGTGATGTAGCACTCACTATGGATGGAGCTATTAATGCCACGATGATGACGACCGGCCAGCTTAATGCTAATATTATTAAAGCTGGTATTATTCAGGATGCACGTCAGTACAACTATTGGAACTTAGAAACTGGTGAATTTCAGCTTAAGGCTTATGCAACAAAGACCGAAGTTACTAATGAAATTAGTGACGCCATTGACGATATTGATGTTAGTAGCGCTGTTGATTCTGCATTGACTCAGGTTAAAGTATTCAATGCTCTTACCAATAATGGCTCTCTTCAAGGCATTTTTATGCAAAATAACACGTTGTATATTAATGCTAGTTATATTGCCAGCGGCATCTTGAAACTTGGCGGACAGTATAACGGAAATGGACTTTTGGAAGTTTATGGCAATAGCCGTTATCACACAGCTACTTACGACAATAAATTAGTCGATATTGGAAATGCTGGTATTCGCTTCTTTGATACATGGTATACGACTGATACCGAAGTGGTTAGGATTAATGAATATGGTATACGTACATATAGGTATCGGCATTATAGTACTGGTTTCTTAGATACTGTTTATGGCATTTCAGAATACGGCTTTTATGCGTGGAGACTTAAAGATCGAAACGGAACCGTGTTATTTAGCGAAAGCAACACGATGAATGCTGATTTTCGATTCTTTTTGCAAACAAGCGATAGCTCATCCGCAAGTTATGATGCTATAGGAATGATTAAAGGCTAT